AGTTCCGGTATTATTCACCTCAACCTTTCCGGTAGAAGAATTAGAAGTTACTGATGTTGCACCTCCAAATATCGGAGCCGCATATTCTGCCCATGGAAGAGTTTGTTTTAATCTATCTAAAACACCATATTTTTGTAAATCTACAGTAGTTCTAAATGTTACATCTTTTAATTTATTATTCCAATCCGCAAATAAAGTATTTGTTAAATATGGAATAAAAACTTGAACTCTTTTTCTTCCTTCTGGATCATTATTACTAATGACCATTCCTAAATGATTTCCAAAAACAGGTTCCATATTATTCTACTGGAGGAGGTGGAGTAAAACTTTCTATTGTTGTACCAATCCATCCGAATGGTTGTAAATTTATATTCAATGGAGGCAAGTTTCCTGATATATTTGCTATAGAATATGAATATAAATTAGGACTTCCGATATTAACACCTGTATTAGAAGTTTTATACCACTTACTTCTATTACCAACAGTACCCGCAGAAGATAAAACATCCTCTAGAGGTCCGAGAGAAGATCCAAGTCCATAGCGTTTAACTATTGTATTTGCAATAGCAAGTGCTTCATTATTAGCAATAGTACCAAATCCTATGTTTTGATAAAGTTTTCCTAAAAAAGTTTGAGGCAAATTTTCAATATTTCGTATAAATTCATAAACTTTTTGAGTTTCTTTAGGAAATAGAGAAGCCAATCCTCCTAATGGATCATATGCAAAGTTAACTCCAAATGAAGCATAGTTAACTACGGTTTGAATTGCATTTAATGTTTGAAATAAGTTATCAGAACCATTAAATAACTGAGCAAAAAATCCAACATCATCCAAAATTGTTTGTGCAGCATCGAGTATTAAACATATTAAATCCAGTGGGATTATTTGTTCAATAACACTTGTAATATATTGCTGAACCATTCTAGATATATTGTTTAACCATGTATATACTTGTTGCACTAGAAGAACCATTCCCTGATATATTTCAACCAATCCTTGATATAACGAAGTTACAGCACCAGTTATGAACCACATAGCCTGATTTAAACCACCAAACGTATCAGAAGGAAGAGAAAGATAGGAGCGAGTTCTTATGACATTGCAAAAGTTTTCAATATCATCCACCATACCCGGATGTATTTTGTTTAAAAGATCAGTAGCCAAACAAGGAGTGTTAATACCCGGTCCAGTCATTATGTTTACCGCATTATTAGCAGAATATCGAGTAAAAGACCCATCAGAACCTATATCTTGAAGTTGTTCTTTCTTACCCGCAGGAGTATTTTTTAAATTTTCCTCAAATCCATTGTCTTTTATATAACAAGTAACAAACCATTTATAAAGATCAGGAGTTATTGATACTGGATCTGATCCAGTAAACGTAAATTGTGCTCCTAAAGCATCATATCCCTTTATTAAAATAAAAAGAAGAGCGGCATAAAGGTTTTCATTGGGTAAACAGCTGTGTTTTATCTTATATAAAACACCATCAGAACCAAATATAAGACCTGTTTGAAGTTCTAATGAAGCTATAGTGACTCCTTCAGTAGCATCATCCAACAAATTAACTATCGAATTCTTTGCAGAAGAAAGTGTATTTGTTATTGTAGAAGAAAAATTCAATATAGATTGTGCTACTGGATTTATTTTTTCTGAATTTGTTGTTGCATCTGCCATAATAAAATGTTACTATAATAACTTATGTCAAAAACCATAATTTACCCGCCAATTGGAATATCTGGTGCCGCATTATCTGGAAAAGATACTCTATGCTCATATCTTATTTACAATTTTGCTCTTTTATACAATACAAAAGCCAAAAGATGTTCAATTGCAGGTGATATTATAAGAAAAGATCTACAAGAAATGATTTTTAGTAAGATAGATGCTGATATAGACATAAATGATCCCTTACAAAAGGAAAGTGTTCGTCCTCTGATGGTTGAATATGGTAGATATATGAGAAATCAGACAAACGGTAGGTATTTTATTGAAATTTTGAACAAAAGTAAACAATTTGGCAAGAATTTTATCCCAATTATACCAGATATTCGCTATAATGAGTATGAAAAGGACGAATTGTATTGGTTGAAAGAAGAAAAAAAAGGAATTTTAATATTTTTAGAACGAGATGACATTCCTCCTGCCAATAAATTTGAAAAAAATAATAATATTTCTCTAAAAAAGGCAGCTGATATGGTTATAGAAATACAAAATTTTTATAAAGCAGAGGATTATGCTGATTTTATACAAGATTATGTTGATAAAATTATTACCACTTACCAACAGGGCATTTCTCAGCCCTTAGATAGGTCTTAACAGCCATATTACATCCGCATTTTCCGCATCTTTCAGAGCCAGAATCAAAAAATTCACACCCTCTGCATATGGATAAACGTGACTTTGCTTGTTCAGAATCAGTTTTTAATGCGTTTCCTGCCATTACACTTGCTGCATTATTTACTATGCTTCTTCCTAAGTTAACTGCCATCTTAGTTGCTGATGGCATTTGCGGCTTATTTGATGATTGTAGCTGCTGTATTCTATTGCTTTGTAGACTTCTTAGTAATGAATTTTTGTCCATATTAGTATTTATCGTCAAGTTCTTCCCACCATTTACTGAAAATATCTATTTTAGTGCAGATTACATCTGTTGTGTATGATTCTTTATCAAAATAATGTACAATTTTGGTTATTAACCATTGTCCTAAAAATTTATCGTCAAATGGATTTTTATCTGCCGTGGAAGAATCACGATCAACGAATAAAAACTTACCCGGAGTCCTAATCGTAAGCCCCGTTGCTTTAAAGTAAAGTGCTTGATTTAACATTAAAAAATCTTTTAACATTGAAATCATACTCATATCCGTAGGGAAAAATGTTCTTTGGATAAAACAATTAGATGTCATCAATCCACTACTTTTGGTTTTGTTAAAATTAAACAATAATTGTGCTTCATTGTTCTTGTTTTGTTGACTAAAGCTATGCAATCCTTCCTTTGCGATATTTTTCATATTTTCCAACACATCTTTAGCAGTATTATTTGTATAAAATACATTAAATTGATTTTGAGAAAAATTATAATTATGAACTGGTTTATTTGTAAGGTTCAAATCATCAATAGGAACCATAGAAACAAATTTATAATTATTTATCATTGAAGCTATTCCAGATTGAAAATTTCTTATCACAGAATCTTCATTTTGATTATACGGTGCTCTTGCAAAGTAAGGACTAGAATTCGTGATTTCTTGATTGTCATTTATAACAATTCTTTCTACTTGATTATTATTAGCTTCTTGAATAATTTTTTTTAAAGAAATTAATTTAAATCTTTTACCACCTACTCTATCGTATCTATCCAAGTCTAAAAATGCTGGAGAATTGTCTTCTGATTTAAATAAACTATAAACATAATTTAAATCTTCTAATGCATTTCTATTGGCGGGAGAGGTATATAATACAGATCCTTCATAGTTGGGTTCTCCAGAAGAACATCCCGAATCCCAATTATCAAGATCAAAAATGTTTATAGATTGATCGGGATCGTCTATAAATTTTCCTCCTTTGGAACTACCCACTTTAATACCATTTGAGCTAATTCCATCAGAACTATTGGATGCTGCTGTTTGTATTATAGATTTTATAGCATCACTCACTGGCATACTTCTTTCTGTATCCTTTGCTAGTATATTCCCTTTATTAGGACCATACAATGCAGTAGACCATTCTATGTTTCGTTCCAATAATATTTGATATCTTTCATCCCAAAAATAAAATTTTCTTGTTTTTTTAGTAGCAGAATTAGTTTTTATATCTTCAATGTCATAAACAACAAAATTATAAGCCATTTCCCACTGTTCTGGGGGTAATTGTGAATTTGAAGAAGAATTGTTTGCTGTTGTTATTGGATATATCTTAATGTTTATTTTATTTCTTCCATCTGTTCTAAATAAAAACGGAGCATCTATTTTTTCTTGATTTTTTGCAGGAATAGAGCCTCTTTCTATCATTTCATAATCAGTAGACAATGTTATCCAACCTTTTGTATTCCAATCATCCAAATTTTCTTCTATTGCAAGACCATCAACAAAGAAAAATGGAACTGCAAATGGTTTAAAATTTTTTATTTGATTATACATCCAAAGTTCAATATAAAATAATTGACCTCCAATTTGATGTACAAATCTATTGTCCAAGTTGGATCCACCAGCAGTATCGTTAGAATTTAATGCTGGATTGCTTACTTCTGCATTTGTAGATGGAACTTGAGTTACTGGCATAAATTAACAATTAGAACTATTAATATCCTTTAATAAAGAAATATTTAATTGATTAAAAACGAAGGTTGCAGTACAAATAATTTCATTTGCAGTTTGAAAAGAATATTCAATAGGACTTAAACTAGTTATAAATGCTTGTGTATATTTAAATTCTATTATTTTATTGTTAAATTCATCTAAACCAAATAAACTAAACGTAGTTGTAAAATCTGACATGGGATTTGTTAATCGAATATCGTCAATTTCCATTATTATTGGTTCTGTTAAAGTAGTGGAACTATTTTCACTATTATTAAATAGATTTAACCATTTCCAAAGTATCCAATAGTTCTGATATCCATTATCAATTAAAAATTTCAAAGTTAGAGAATCATATGAAGGACGAGATATGCTAGATGCATTATAAACCTGTCCTCCGAAAGGAACTTTAATTTCATTAACCTTTATACTTGGCACCGGAGATCCAAATGTAGTAAATTGAACCTGATCTGCATTGTAATTTGATTCTATTACAAGATCTTGTTTTCTTTTTAATGCTATTGGCAAATCCATAACAAGTTTGAATTTGTCATTCCTAGATCTATTTAAAATTGATTGATTCATATTAAAAAACTATAGTCGGATGATAGGTGTCCATAGAAGACTTATCCATTTCATCAGCCTTTAAAGGCAACATACGATCTGGACCATCACTTTCCAATAACCATGTAGTAAGAGCCGCCCTATCATCTGAATATAAATCAAATCCAGAGGCTGTATCCATGTCACCAACATATGAAAATGGAGTATTTACGAAAGGTTTTCTAACAATTGTTTGTCCTCCTCCTATTAATAAAGGACTATTTTTAATAATCTCCTTATTATCTGAAATTGGAAAAATTTTCATCGGCCTACCTTGATCGTCTATGTCTAAAATATTAAAATATTTTCCAACCAATGAAGGATCAAGAATAAATAATGCCCAAATAAGTCCAAACACTCTATCATCTAAATATTTATCAGATTTTTTTGAATATGTAAAATTTGGAAGTCTAATGAAATTGTCTATTTCTAATAATGTTTCAATATCATTTAATTTCACTGCCTTTAAACTATTAACCCAATATCTAAAATTTGTTATTCCTTTATATCTGGTATTTGTATGATTGTGTATACCAAATCTATTAGCATTGTTATAATGCTTACTAAATCCCTCAAAATGATAGGAAACAACATTTTCATAGTTGTGAGTTTGGCACAAAACATCTAAAATTTGTTGACCATTGTTATTATTTTCAACAAGAATCGGAGGTCTTCCCCAATCCTGTAAAATTCCCATCAAACGAGTTCCAAAATGAAATGGATTTATATTATTTGAAGAAAAAAGAGCTACTTGTTGAATATCCTGTAAATTTGATACGTCTAATATCTGTGCAACTGAATTTGATCTTCCAATTCCTTCTCCAACGTCAACTCCTATGACATAGAAACTTTCCGGATTGGGCAATTTAAATACTTGATAGGCTCCATCTTCCAAAGATAATATAGGTTCTGAACAACTAGCCTTTAATTCGGCTAGATATTCTTCATCGATAACGCCCTTTCCAGGTTCGTGGAATTTATTGGCATATTCTTGATCAAAATCATCTTTAGATCCCATGAGAGCCAGTGTTTTTCTTTTCCACTCTTCATCTCGATCTGGAACATCCCACCAATTAACAATTTCTAAGTGCCATTCACTGTTTTCTTCTTGTGCGCTTTTATAAAGTTCATAAAATTTATTATCAGTTCCATTTGGAGTACTAATAACAACAATTTGCGACCTTTTCATCGATGAAATAATTGGAATAGCAGACTTCCACAATTCTTTCATCAAATCATTAGGACAATGAGCCATCTCATCAATAATCAAAAGATTACTTGTAGTTCCGCGAGGTCCAGATGATGATGTTGTACTAACAGTTATTGCTGAATCGTTTCCAAGATTAAAACCATCTTTTCTCCAAGATTTTATAGGAGGTTTTAAGTATATAGGAAGTTGTTCATATGCCATTTTAATTCTAGCAAATATTTCCTTAGCAGTTGCTTCTTTATTTGCTACAATTGTTATTCGCTTATCAGATTGAAAACATACTAACCATAATGCATAAATAGTTATTGTTGTAGTTTTTCCGCTTTGTCTTGAGCTAAGAATAACATTAAATCTATTTGATTTAAATGCCTTCAGTAGAGTTTTTTGATACTTATAAAGTTCTATTTTCCTTTTACCATCTTCGGTTATTATGTAAAAATGACTTTCTGCAAAATGCAAAATACTTTTGACGCAAAGCCTAAGCTCTGCTTTCATGTCATCCGTCCATTTAAACAATGCATCCTTACGAAGGATGTTTTCGTTTCCTTGATAGAACTTTCCGTCTACAAGAATATCATCTATATCTAAATCATCTAATGAATTTTCTTCTACTTTCTTTTTTCTGGGCATTAGGAATACTTATAAAAATATATAAAAATGCTATCTATTGATTTGACTATTCAATTCTGAAATAATAGAAGAAACATACTTTGCTTTTAATATTTTCAATTCCGTTCCATTTTCTGGCATTTTTACTGGATTTTGAATTTGATTATAAGAACATACCAACCACCACAAATCCATAGTATTATAATATTTATGTGATATTAAATGCCATGTATCATTATATGTAGTATAATAAGAATCTTCTACGTCTGAATTATTTGCTGGAAATAAATTAATAGCTCTTAATAAATTATAAAATTTAAAATCATTATTATCGTTATAGATATTAAAAAAATTTTCATATCTATACATTGAAATATTTGATAAATCTGTAAAGGAATTATGTTTCATGAGTTTTTATTATTTTTTGCTAAAAGGGTTTAGATAATTAGTAGCATCAGCAGCAATATTTCCAACCTCCTTAACTACATTACTTGCGGCATTAACAGTCGCAGTAGCTGCTTCTGGGGTTGTTAATGCTAAACTTTTAATAACACTAATTCTTTGATTAGGATTTGCTGCTCCTCTATATATATTAGTACTTTCTGGAATTAATGAAGTTAATGTTATAGTAACTTTATATGCTTCGGGAATTAATGAACTAGATCCATTTCCTATATCTATTTCTCTAGTTGCTCCTATACTTTTTATCGAATAATTACTAACATAAGCAGCTGGCATAAAAACTCCTCCTCCTCCTTCACTTTCTACTGTATATATTTTAGGAGGAATGTGAGTTAAATATGTAGTTCTTATTTTTAAATTTTGAAGAGCAAATAATTGTACAAACCAAAAATTATCTATTGTTTTTTTTATGTCTACTGTATTATATAAAGGAAATGAAATGCTAACGGATTTATTATTAGAAGATTCAAATGTTTGCGGAGTCTCATAACTAAATCCACTAGTAATAAAACTTGCAATAGAATCACTTTTTCCTATAGCGGTTTTAATAAGACCTCCAAATACTGGCATTTTTTCAAGGTCTAATGGTTTCCAAGTGTTTACTATGTCTCCATTCAAGGAATCTCCGGGTTTTATTAAATAAGGAAGTCTATAGTTAAATCCGGTTGCAATTCCTTCGTATAGCATACCATATGGATCGTCTTGTTTTTTTAAATCTGCTATATTTTTAAATAAATTTAGAATATTTTGCGTCCATTTTCCGTATGGTAATGTATATTCTTTTAAAGAAATTGCAGGAACCTCGGATATGGCATTTACTGTCATATTATTTTTCCATTGAAAATCCTTTATAATATCTATTGTTCCTTCCACTGGCGAGACGAGCGGCCATGAGAATTTAATGCCATTAAATTGTATAGGCTGATCAG